AATGGAAAAACTTTACCTTGATTTATTAATTACCGGTGAAGACATCACACGCTAGATAGCGGCAATCAACCACTAATTTGTGATAACCGAATTTCAATCGCACAAGATATTAAACACGCCATTTTAGAAAGTGGATTGGCGACACAACTTATCGCTGAGCGTTCTCGCATTTTTCGTCGCGATATTATTTTGCAAATGGTGTTATTGGTTGAAGAAGATGTGCGCTTGATTCCAGGTACCGTTTCCATTATCGAAGAACGTTTAGGGCAGTTATTTATTACCGCTGAAACTTATGAATTTGGGAGACTTGATGAATTGGAGTTACGTTTAAATGAGTGAAAATTTTAAACAAATGTTAGCTGAAAGCGGATTGCCAACGGAAGAAACGCAAATCCGACAAGAATTTGAACGCTTAACCGCAGAAGAAGGATTGATTACTAACACAAGCCGAATGAGTCCATTCTGGCGATTAATTACTGCCATTGCTGTTAAGCCTGTGAAGTGGCTGACAGATCATTTAATTGCGGAAATTCTACCGAATTTATTTGTAAAAACTGCAAAAGATAGTTGGTTACAAATTCAAGCGTGGGCAGTGGGTTTAGATTTTAAAGCGGCAATAAAAGCAGAAGGTGTCGTGCATTTTACAAAAGAAAGCGATGTAACCGATCTCACCATTAAAGCGGGCACAGTGATTCAGACTGAACGTATAAATGATGTGATTTTCCGCCTTATAGTGACACAAGACACGGTGATCCCTAAAGGCACATTACGCGGTGCAGTGCCAGTAATTGCCGAAAATGCAGGCTCAAATTACAACCTTGCTGCAGGGTATTACCGTATTCTGCCAGAATCTATTACCGGAATAAGTGCGGTAGAAAATTTAAAAGGTTGGCTAACATCGCCAGGTGCAGATCGTGAAACGAATGACGAGTTGCGCGAACGCTATCGAACTCAGTTTTCCAGCGTTGGCCAACATCACATTGACAGTGTTTACAAAGGCATGATTGCGAAAGTTGCCGCCTTATCGGTGGACAGAATTTATTTTAAACACGATGCGCCACGTGGCCCGGGAACGGCAAACGCCTATTTGTTGTTAGACACAGGCGTAACCAGCCCCGTTTATTGATAAAGTCAATCGCCACGTGCGCGATGAGGGCTTTCACGGTCACGGCGACGATTTAATTTGTTATGCCATGCCAGAAACCAAACACAATTTAACGTGCGCAATTTACTTTCAGCCGTCCATTTTTGTCGGCGACGTGCGTAAACAAGAAATCGTACAACAAGTGGAAAATATGATCCGCTGTGCATTCCGCGAAAATAATAATTATGGTGTAACAAGGACTTACCCTTTTAGCCGTTTTAGCTGGTCGAAATTAGGTGAGGAAATCCACGACAACATCAGCGAAATTTCCTCTATCGTGTGGGGGCAAAGCGACATTCAAAGCGATTTATCTATTCCGCGTATTCAGCAGTTATCTGTCACTGTGCAAAAGTAAGGGGCGAAAATGAAAATAAAATTGCCCTTCTGGATGGATAAAGGAGAACTTAACAAAATCGCTGTGCTATTCGGTAAATGGTGGGATTACGTTTTAAGTGCGGTCAAATTTCCGTTCAATATTTTAGACGAAGAACACTGCAGTGAACGCATTTTAAATTTGATCGCCTATCAACGCGACGTAGAACGATTTGAGGGCGAGCCGTTAGAATTATTCCGCAAGCGTGTGAAATATGCCTTTTTAAATGCAAAAGATGCGGGTAGTAAAGCAGGCTTTATCCGTATTTTCGAACGTCTAGGCATAGGCTATGTAGAAATTGAAGAACGGTTCGACGTGGAAAACTGGGATGTAATCAAAATTCGCTTGAGCGATTCTCAGCTAGCCAAGAAAACGGAATTATTGAATCTAATCATCCGAAAATACGGTCGCACTTGTCGGCGTTATACCTTTGAAGTGATTACAAAAGAAAGTGTGACGATTCACCACGGCGAATTTAATCACGATTATCAAAGTTTTTATGTGAAAGTAAACTGATAATAACAACAATAATAAGAGGTTTATTTATGGCTAGTTTAATTACGCCACAATTCGAACGCTACGTCGCAGAACAAACCGTTGCACGTGGTACGGTGCAGTTTGATGAATTTATTTTCGCCAATATTCCGGGTTTAAATGAAAACAATCTTGCGCAATATCTCACTATGCCGACATCGGCACAAATTGTACACCGACAATCCGTATCACAAAGTGGTGTAATAAATGAAAATGCCGTGGTGTATTCGGTGACGATAGGCACGGAAGTGGGCGATTTTGATTTCAATTTCATCGGCTTGATCAATAAATCAAAAAATATGCTTGCTGTTGCTGTGCAAACTGCGCCAGTAAAGAAAATTCGTAATAAAAATGCTGTACAAGGTAACAGTATTACAAGAAATATCCTTTTAGAATTTACAGGTGCAAAAGCATTAACTGGGATTAATGTTAATGCTAATACATGGCAAATTGATTTTACGGTGCGTTTACACGGGCTTGATGAGAAAATCCGTTTAACCAATCGTGATTTATATGGTAGAGCGGTATTCTTCGATGATGGTTTCTTGGTTAAACGTAAAACAGGTAATCAATTTACTATTCAACTAGGTGTAGCTTATGTTGAAGGGGTGCGTATGGATTTAACCGCACTTTATAACCTCACCGCAAACAATCTACCGTGCTCAGTTTATGCCGATGTAGTGCATCATTGCACCGTAACGGGCGAATATCAAACCGAAATTAAGTATCTCACGCAATCAAAAGCCGATTATGTGGACACCGCAAACCGCCAACACTATGTGCAAATTTTGGCGGATATTGACAGCCAAGGCAATGTGACAGATCGCCGCTTGTTTTCGCCATTTTTGGGGATGAATCCGCTCACATTAGATGACACAACCGAAAATACCAAAGATAACCGCGGACATACGCACAAGTTACCAATCGCAAGTTTAGTTAAAAAGGGGATTGTAAAATTATTTTCAGGCTATGATTCAGATGCCGAAGATATGGCTGCAACGCCGAAAGCGATTAAAGGCTTAAAAGCATTAATTGATGCAATTACGCGTAATTTGGGTAATTACATTCCAAACAGCAAAAAATCCTCTGCAGTAAATAGCAATAGCGCAGATAACGTAGCAACCAGTGCGGCGGTTAAGACGGCTTACGATAAAGGTGTGGAAGCAAAAACTGCTGCAGACAATGCAAACCAAAATGCTGACGGTCGTGTATCTAAATCGGGCGATACGATGACTGGTAATTTGTCTCTTAAACAAGGCGATTATAGTGGCCTTAATGTATACAACAATGATGGCTATTATACTCGATTGGAGGGCAATCCTCACAATGCCAATAGCTTATTGACATTGGCTTATCGTACACCACAAGGCACCAACATTGCTGTGGCAAGTCTACCTAAAAAAAATGGAGTCATTGCCTATGCTGGCGATGTTGTGTCAAAAAGTGGCGATAGTATGTCAGGGACACTATCATTCTCTGGTGCAACAGATAGCTATAGGATTGGTAGTTATACGTGGCGCATGCCTATTAAATTCAACGGTGACACAGTCATCGGCAATGAAAAATGTGCAATCGGATTTAACAACAACGGTAGTTTACATTTTGGTGGATTGCCAGGCGCTAGTCAATTTACAGCTACGCTAGATGGCGACAAATTATGGGTGGCTGGCGACGTTAAAACGGCGATAGGGAGATCACTAAATAATGCTATTTACATGGACAATGCATCTCATGATATTGCACTCTCTTGGCTTTCTGACGGCCTTAAAGTACGCCTAGATAAAACTGATCTAGGGCGCGTAGCTTTTAAACATGATATAGGCAAATCGCAACTTGTTTGGCAAGGCGAGATGAGCAATGCGCTCACCGTGACTTTGCCGGTTGATAGAGGGATACTTTTTGTCTGTGTGACAAAATCATGGGGCGCAGGCACAATTTTTAATCTGTGGTTATCAGCCCCAATTGAACATTGTGATAACACTAGACTTGGTGACCAAGATGCAGGCGGGTCTGGTGGTGACTATGACTTTACGATGGCTTTATTATTAAACAAATCAGGACGCAG